ACCTTCAAGACCGATCCCTGGGTAGATATAGGGGAATGAACTCGCTCCTTTCGGCAGCGGAGCTGGAATCCCGGCTCCCGCCGAACACCCTGCCCCTGAACGCTGACAGGGAACTTGATACACCCCGGATACTCCTGGCCCTCCAGGAGGCGACCGGGGTTATCGTTGCCCATCTGCCCTGGCTTCTGGATGATGGGGAATTGGTTGAGCCCATCCCTCCCCGCTTCGCCGATGCCCTCAGGGGCATTTGCGCTGACACGGCCCTCTACCGGCTCACTGACCGGGTCTCTTCCCACGAAGATGACCGGGAGCGTTACAGCGCCAACATGAAGCTTCTGGACAAAATAGACCGGGAATACCAGGGGGGCCTTTCCGGCCCCGATTACCAGGGGGCTGCTGTGGTAGTTCCCTCGGCAGGGGAAGGGATTGAAGACAGTCGCTACTGGAAAAAGGAGAGCCCCCTCTGATGGCCGCCGCAGAATTTAGTTTCGATTTAAGAGAACTTGACGGTCTCGCAAAACTGTTTGAACAGGCCAAGCTTTCCTCTCAGGACAGAATGCAGTTATTAAGGAACATCGGGGTGGAGGTTGAAACCCAGACTCAGGAGCGCTTTGATTCACAATTGAGCCCTGAAGGAAAACGCTGGCAGGATCTCGCTGAAAAGACAAAGAGATACTATGCCAGAAAATTCTCTGGGTACCGGCGATCTATCCTTGTCGGAGCCGGGGGCCTACGAGACAGTATCGAAAGCCAGGTCAATGATTGGTCCGTACTGGTAGGGGCAACAAAGATCTACGCCGCTACCCATCAATTTGGCCGGGGAAATATCCCTGCCCGGCCTTATCTTGGCATTTCCTCTTCCAATGCCGCTGACATAGCCTCAATTACCCAGCGGTTCCTTGCGGAACGAATCGCAGAGAGGGCTGTATGACCACCTATAAGGACATCCGGGACAGCGCGGTGAAGCAGATCAGAGAAAAGTTTTCCGCCGATAAGCGCCTCCATGTTGCCGCCCATCCGTGAAGCTTTGACGTGGAAGAACTCAGGCGTCTTGCAAACCAGACCCCGGCGATCCTGACATCCCTTGTCCGCATTTCCGATCAGGATGTGCAGGATGAATCCTGGTGCGATTTTGTTACCTGGGTTCTTTATCGGGCGGACAATCAGGATCGCCTCTACGACGGGGCGCTTCAAATTGTCTCAGCAATAATCCCGGTTATACGAAGCCTGGACGCCGGATGGAGTATAGGTAGTGGTACGGATATTCAGGCGGAATGTTTGTATTCCGGAACCCTTGACCGGATGAACATCACCCTCTGGGCTATCCGCTGGCGCTGGCAGGCCCGGGCGGTGTCCGATGGCGGAACCACCCCCCTTCCGGAAGACCTTGATTATTTTATGGGATACGACGCGGACCATCTGATTGGATCGCAGAACATACAAGACGAAGTACATTTGGAGGTAAACAATGCCCATTCCGTTCAAACAAATTCCCCTTAACCTTTTGGTTCCGGGCCAGTACGGGGAGATCGACAATTCCGAGGCCGGGACTCAGGGGGACGTTAAGCGAGTTCTCCTTGTAGGGTACAAGCTCAACAGCGCCCCCGCCGCTACCGGAAAGCCGGTACAGGTTCTTTCCGCCGCAAGGGCCGCTCAGCTCTGCGGCCACGGAAGCCCCCTGGCAATCATGGCCGGGGCCTTCCTCGAACTCAACAAAATCGAAGAATGTTGGCTCCTGCCGGTTGATGAGCCGGAGGCCGGTACTGCCTGGGAAAAAACCTTCACCGTCTCCGCCGAAAATGCCGGAGCCGGAGCTGTGGAGATCGTCATCAATGGCAAAACAATCTACGCCGCGGTAAGCGCCGGGACTCTTCCCGCCGGTATTGCCGCCGCCATAGCAGCCCGGATCAACTCGGAGGAAAATTTGCTGGCAGAAGCCTCCTGCGATGGCCCCGAGATTACCGTTTCCGCCACCGTAAAGGGAACAGTGGGCAATCTGAACACCGTTACCATCGGGGCTTCCGCTCCCGGGGTGTCTATTACCGCAGGGGCAACAGTTCCGGGAACCGGCGTGGCAGAGCTGAAGGACTTGTATGCCGGCCTTGGCGGAACCCGGTATCATTATTTTGTTTCTCACTTCGATGATATTTTGAACGTCAAGGATCTTTCCGCCGAACTGGAAGACCGCTACTCGGCACTTCGGCAGATCGGAGGCCGGGCCTTCATCGCCCTTTCCGGCGAAGTCGGAAGCGTAACCGAAGAAGGCTCCATCCTTGCCCAGGCGGCGGGGGTTAATTCACCCCACATTGTTTTCATACCCCGGTTGGAAAACCTCCAGCTTCCCGGTGAGTGGGCTGCCCGTTTTGCCGCGGTCGCAATCCGGCGCCTGGCGGACGACCCGGCGGCAAACACCTACGACATGCAGGTTCCCGGCCTCAGCGCAGGCAAGGAAGTCGATTTCTACACCCGGCAGAAACTCCTTGAATCAGGCGTAAGCACCTGGCGGCTTGACCCCTCCGGGAACGTCCTCATTGAGCGCCTGGTAACCTCTTACACGGAAAACACCGACGGCGGACGGGACACCAGCTATCTGGACATACAGGTAACCGAAACCGTGGACGCGGTGCGGACATACATCAACGCCGAGGCAAAGAAAAGGTACAAGGACTGGAAGCTAGCTTCCACGGAAGAGAACTTCGGCACCGGCTCCAGGGTGATGACCCCGGGAGTGTTCCTTTCTTTCCTGGCTGATCTTTATCAGTCTGTTTTCATTCAGGAAAAACAGTGGTGTCAAAACTTTGAAGCCTACAAAAATTCCATCATTGTGGAGACTATGCCCGGCAGTAAGACCCGGCTCCAATACAGGCACAAGCCGGATCTGATAGGCCAGTTCCTCATCGGTGCCGGGCTTACGCAATTCAAGTAAGGAGAAAAGTATGCAACTGAAAAAAGTACGCAGGGTGATATCCTCTCAGCTCGGGGAGCTGCCCCTGAAAGAAGGGGCCGCCACCTTCAAGCCCAGTTCTTTCAAGCGGGAAACCCAAGGGGCCGAGGTCGCCGAGAATATAGGCTTTCTGGAAACCCCTTCCGCGGCGGAGCTGTCCCTCACCCTTCAGGCGACTATGGACCCTGGCGATTTCAGGAGTATCAGCAATGATACGCTCACCATCTTTCTGGCCGGCGGCGGGCAGCACATGATGCCCCGGGCATGGATAACCGAGGCGGTAGAACTTGGCGCCGGGGAACTCAAAGTAACCTATAACAGCGCCAAAAGCGAAAAGCTGGCATAGGGGGCGGGTATGAACAAAATAGATCCTTTCACCACAGAAACAGTAGAACTTCGTCGGCCTCTAAGCTCCGGGGAACGTACTATTGAAAAACTGGTGTTCCAGGCGCCGACAGTGAAAGACCTTCTCGCAGCCGGGCAATATCCTGAAGCGTCAATACCTTTCAGCTTTGCCCTCTTGTCATCATTATGCGGAGAACCATCAATCATTTTGCAAAAAATGATACCCGAAGACTGGGCTGATTGTATGGTTATTGTAAATCGTTCGTACCAACGGTTCTGTGGAACCATCAACCTTTTTGAGAAAAAGCAGAACGAAAGCGGAAACCCTACGATGGCGGGTATACCGCCGCAGAATTCATCAGAGACATCCGCCGCATAGCCGGGGAATTGATGATGTTCATGCCGGGCATGAGCTATGAAACGGTGATGTCTTTCCGCTGGCTGGAACTGAAAGCCTGGCATAAAATCGCCATCGACACCTATAAGACCATGAAAGGAATTCAATAATGGCAGATATCAATGCCGGCGTCCGCCTGTCATTAAAAGATCAATTTTCTTCCGGCATTAAAGATGCCGGTCAGGCGGTTAAAGATTTCGGCAGTACCGCTCTCGGCGCGGTGGATAAGGTCAACAAGGCTTTCTCCGGCCTGGCAGGAACTCTGGCCACCGTAGGGGTAACCATCGGCGTAGGCGCCGCAGTAAAAACCTATATTGATCTTGATGATCGAATAGTCCGCATCGGAACCAGCATCGGCGCCACCGCAAGACAAACCAACGAACTCAAACGAAATCTTTATGCCGTAGCCCAGGATCCCTCAATCAAGATGGGAACCGATTCCCTCATGGCCGCTATGGAGGTTTTTTCCGACAAAAACTTTGATCCCGATTTCATCATGGACAACCTTCGGGATGTGGGAATCGCCATGAAGGCCACCGGCGCAAGCGGTGAGGAAATGGCAAACTTTTTTATTGAATCCTTCAAAAGGGGGATGAGCCGG